TAATAAATCCAAAACCTTTTGCATCGTTAAACCACTTTACTTTACCTGTTGCCATGTTACTTACTTCCTTTATTAAAATACTTTGAATACTAATTGCTACCTTTAATCACATTATTATCTATTTTAGGGTTCGCCCGAGCAATAACATCTTGTACTAGACGAGCATGATCACGCTCTTTGGGCAAAGGCCCACACCCTAATCTTGCCCACTCTTCTTCGGAGTAGTAATACTGTGCTACCGGTTTCTTCTGTTCCATAGTCTATATATTTATTAAAATCTTGGTGTTAATTTTAAATAATGGGCTCTGGGCGAGTTGAACTAAATACAGTATGAAACTTAAACTTACTGAAAAACGATTGACCGCTAACAGAAAAAATTCTGTGCTCGGTAGCAAAGCCTGGAGCAAACATTGTAAAGACTCTTATAAAGCCAATCCAACACACTGTAAACATTGCACTATTATACTACCACAAGAAAAAAAACGCAACCTGTTTTGTTCTACAAGTTGTGCCGCTATCTATAATAATGCCAAAAAGGATTGGTCCAAAATCAAAACTGGTCCAGCCCCAAAAGTAAAAGAGTCTAAATCTCCTTATTCAACTCTATTCAAATGTAGTTGCAACCATTGCGGCCTGGAATGGAGAAATAGGATTTCCCAAAAATATTGCACCAACTGTTCAACTCTTTATAGTCACGCTGGCCGAGCAAAATATTGGTTTACCTTTAATGTGTTTGATTATCCTGATATTTTTGATTTATCTCTGATCACTAAACACGGATTTCGAGATAGTAAAACTAATCCAAATGGAATAACACGAGATCATAAAGTATCAGTAAACGAAGCTATAAGAAATGATTATGATCCTTATTATATTAAACACGTTATGAATTGTGAACTAATGTTCTTTGCTGATAATAACAAGAAAAAAACTAACTCATCTATTACCTATCAGGAATTAGTTTATCTGGTTGATAATTATGATGGCTTGGTGGGCCGGATTGGATTCGAACCAATGGTGTTAGTTTCCTAAGGCGGCTTATGAGGCCGCTGCACTCGGCCGTCTGTGCGACCGGCCCTACAAACATTAGATACAGCTAGGACCGTACTTGTTTTCGCCGTCTGTACTAGGTACAAACCATAATGCCAAACTAAATGCAAATCCAACATACGGAATCAACAATATTAGTGCCCATACCCCTGATTGGTTAAAGTCGCGAATACGTTGACTAGCGGCTGCCCAGTTAGCTACTGCCAAGGCAACAAGCCCAATTGCTCCAATAAACCATAATACTGCACCCACGGCCGGAGCCATAACAGTAATGGTCGTAATAATTCCTACGCCTAACATTACCGCCACAAAAGAAGCTAATTGTAGGTAAATGTATGATTGACGATTACGACGACCGCTAAATTTAAATAAATCTTCAAAAACTGGCTTACTCATTTTGTTTTCCTTTATCAAATTGATACTACTAGTATAGCATTATGTTTGATAATTGTCAAGAAACTTCTTTAAATCACCGTATAAGTTGGCCATCATAGCTTCTTTACTACCAAAGAACACCAAAGTTCGCGGCATCATTTTAACGGTATAAAGATACCAAGGTTGTTGCAATTTACGGTCTAATGCAATGATCATTCGACTGTTTATAACAAATGGTTCGACACTATATTTGTAGTGTTCGAGTTCAATATGTTTAGCCAATGCCTCGTATCCCATTTTGGTCAATCGTAGGCCACCGTTACGTCTAAGATTGAACCACCAGAGAGCTAGGGCTTCTGCTTCGGTGACCTTGTAAGGATCAGGAAGATGCTGAATTAATTCTTGTGTAAGTTTATATTTGTCACGCACAAGATACTATCCACTCGTATAATAAATTGGCAATTTTTTGATGACCAAGTTGATTCGGGTGACTCATATTAGGATAGATATAAGGATTAGTGTCAAGGATATCAACATTAAAATTAATCACATCGCCACAACTAATAGTATGTATCTTAGATTGATTTACTTCACTCCACGGATCAAACTTTTCCCATCCTGGTATATAAAAATCGGCAATTTTGTATTGTTGGCAAATTGATTGAAGGGCAATCAAATTAGTGTTTACTGTGACTTCTGTTAATTCTTGACTGTAAAAATATTTCCAGTACATCTCGTTAGTTGAAACCACAAACTCTCTTTTATATCCCTTTGTACCATATCCACCATTTGGAGTTTGAAAAATCCAGTTGTTGTCAAGATAGCTCATGGATCGAGCTTGGGAAGTTAAAAAAAATACAGCCAGGTACTCAGATGGGTCCTTTGCAGTATCTGACAACATTTTTAAAAAACTTTTTAGCTGTACAACAAGATGTGAAATACTTGATGCAGGGTGACTATAATTTGAAAATGACTTAAAGTTTAACCGATCTGATAATAGTTCTCCAAATGTTTTTTCATTAGGACCAAGCTCGGCTCCCCTTGCCCAACTATCACCAAACACTACTAGTCGCTGTTTCTCCATGTCAAGGATATACTTGGTCACCCGACTTGAGTAAGACAACTGTGAACTTATCTGTTTTAAATTGTATATTAAGTTTGCGAGCCAAGTTGATTGCGTGGCCAGGATTGGAGAAGCTGACTTTTTTATACTTAGGGCCAGGATATTGAACCAATAGGTTCGACGTTTTGAGATTGATTGGTTTCTTTTCGTAAAATACAGCCCATACCCCTTCTGAGGCCAAGACCTGCTCGGTCTTGTATGTGCTCTTATTTGCCAACTCAATCAGGACATTGGGTTTCGGTCTACTCACTATTAAACTCCTATATATTATTTATGTTAAAATATAGGTAGTTTTAGAATGATCCCCCATCCATTTTAATTGAAATTACTTGGTCGTCACGAGTCGCTATAGCCTGTTCTTTAAGGGCGGTAAGCTCTAATAACAGTCGAGTTAGGTCAGCATGCATGCCTTTAGCGTCAGTTATAGGCATAGTAAAGTCCTTGGCCCCTCTAGCTTCAAATCCTTGCAACCGCTCAACAAACCGTTGTAAATGAATGCTCACTGGCAGTCTCCTTGGTGTAAAATGGGCCCAAGTACGGATAGCGTTGTAATAGTATTAATTTAGGTCCTTGGACCACAGTCCAGTTACGCCCTTTTTTGACTCGATACCACCCAGCTGCAAACCATGATTTACTTTTTGTGGTTTTGGTATAAATTGGCAACTTCTTAGGAACATCCCACATCGGATTGTACACACGACCGGCTACTGGATATCCGTGAACTAAATTAGTTTCAGGTCGAGATTTAATTGCCTTGCCACCTGGTTCAAATTGAATATGCACACGTTGTTCAACCATCTTGATTGTTTTGAATTGTGCTACTTGATTATTGATTCGAACTTGATAACCACCATCATAGGCTTCCACGTTGCCGACCTTTTGATTATTTTCTTGCAAGATCCAATACTTGCGATCGATTATGGGTTTTGCTATTAGTGTCATTTTGTTACTCCTTTTTTCCTACATTCTTCTTGCACTTTAAGAGGTATATCGGGGTGCCATCCGCCGATTAACATTCTACAATCATATTTTACAACAACAACATTTGATTTTTCTTGTGGCCAAAATGCTAGTAATAATATAGATATTATGATTACAAAAGTTGTAGTCATCCAAAATATATCTTTAGCCATTTAACACCCCTCGATAAGTCTCATTCATCCAACGTCCAAAACTGTCCGCTTGTTCGCTTAGTTTGTTTAATTCGTACTTGCCACAGAACTGCATAAAACGCACACCAACCTGGCCCACATCCTTGTGTGACATCTGTTCACGTATGGCACCGTCCACAACATCTTTGATCTCTTGCGGCTGTGCTGTTAAGTCTACCAAATGAACATTGCGTTCGTAATCATCCAATACACGGTGTTCTACACCGTCATGATCAGTCCAACGCTGTAACATTAGGTTGTTCCAGTTGTATCCTTGTTTCGTGCGATCCTCAAATGCTTCCTGTAAGCCAACCTTGTTCTTAGTGCCCTTAGTACGGACTCCCGGGTAGGCCGAGAACACATTGTCCGACGAATCGCCGCGCATACACTTTTCGAAGAGTAGCCATTGCGGATTAGGGATAGTTTTAGGTTCTTTAGTTTTCTTATCGATGACTGCTTTGCCTTTAGCATCGAATATTCCTTCTATGGTGATTAGTTCGTCTGTAATACCGTTATATTGTTTGACATTTGGTGCAATGAGCTGAACAAAGTCAGTATCGCTACTGATAATAATATGTTCGTCTTGGGGATGTAGTGCAATCCATCGAGCTATAATGTCATCTGCTTCGGCATTTTCGTGCCTAATAACGCTACAATTAGTTCTCTCTGACAAGTATTTAGTCAAACTATCATATGTTTCCCAAAACATTTTATCTTCTTCTGCTTGGGTTTCTGTAAGTGCAGCACGAGCTACAGCACGGTTAGCTTTATAAGGTTTATAAAAGTCCTTACGCCATGATCGTCCTTCTAATCCAAACACCACATGATCTGCTTCAAACCGCTTGGCTACTTTGTTAGCAGCCATTAACGTAACGTGTAATGCAAAGCCCACTTTTTCCCAAGTGTCGCTTGCACGGTGAGCACCATGCCTGGCTCTAAAAAACATATTAGCCGTATCAATTAAAACATAGCGCATTGTGTACCTTACATGAATTTGTTAACAATAATGTATTGTAACATAAAACGGTTAAAAAAGCTATGGGCATCCTTACCATAATGGTAGCTATCGGGTGCAACTGTTTCAATGCCTGCGGCTTCGAGTTTTGCCGAAAAGGTGCCCTTTGGGTCATATGGGTCAATATAACTGGCACCCCAATCCTTTTTATCCGTTATACCACCAAAACTGTTGTTACCGTTAAAGAAGATATGTCGAATACCTTGGGTTTCTAAATCTTTATGGAATGACCAAATTTCATCATGTGCTTGTTTGGTCTTGTATTCCCAATCAATGCCTAAAATATATTGACGATACCGTTCCTGCCAGGCTTGTGGAACATGATCAATGCCCGAGGCGTTGACCTGGAAATATTGTTTAGACTCTTCGTCATACCATTCTTCTCGTTCCCAAGTTGACCATTGAATAATGATTAGCACTTCGTTCTGATTTTTTATTGTAGACAACCAATCTTTAGTTGTGCGTATGATTCTGCTATTGCTACTAGCACCTTCGGCCGCGCAATGAAACCCGGCCTGTAACGCAAGGCTTAGTAGTTTCCCCCAACTTACTTGTAAATTATCAGGATGTGGTGCCCGTCCAAGATAAAAATATTTTGGGTCGTCCTCAGCAAAGGCATGTACATTCACAGCCTCAGCGGCGGCAGCGTGACTATCCCCATTTACATACAGGATCACGATACTTCGGACCTTCCGTCGCCGATATCCCGACTTTTAACTACTCGAGTTGGATTTATTGCCTGTTCTTGTTCGTAAGTTTCTAATACAATATTGCGACATACTGTAGTAAACCAACGGTCTACAATATCAGCATCAGTATCGTTAGGATTCATCATATATCCATGTCTAACCAAATCAGCAATAAATTTTTCATTCCAGTCTAATTCAAAACTGCCATAATTTAAATTGCCAGGATCTAATTCCATGCTTAAAATATCTACGTAGGATTCTCCTTTTTCGGTGGCGATTTCCTTGGCAGATTTAGTCTGCCGCTGTGCTGTATCGGCAATCGGTTTCTTTTTTATCGGCGGCTCTATCTTCTTCTTAAAAAAATCAAACATCCCCATTTTTCTTTTCCTTTAGTGCTAATAACACTTGTAATTTATTCCATAACTCACTGCACTGTGTGTTTTCTTGCATGAGTCGATTACGCTTGATCCACGAAAACTCGTTGGGTTGATCTAGGTGTATTTTATATACAGCATCTGCTTCTTGCAAAAAAGACAAGTAATCACTAATTTCCACTCCAGACATAACTGCTAGTATTTCTGCAATAGGTCTTATTTCCTTAATGTACTCTAGTGGAAATACTCTGCGCCAACCGCCGGCAGGAATAATGATTTCAAATATTGCTTGACGATCTTTTAGCAAGTCGACATATAAATTATCATCCATTCTTCAAACACCAAATTAAATGCCCTTCAATTGTGTGCCAATGATGCTCAAATACTGGAGTACCTGGGCCGGTGTACATAGCAGTTCCTAAATATCCAAATGACAACCAAATCATTCTACCGCTATAATCACATCGATGTGGCAACCAGGAAAACCTTCGCCGCCACACTGCTTTTTGATAAAAGTAAGTATCTCCGCAAAAATTACCATCTAACGGCAATTAGGTCCCCCACTCGTTTTTAAACAGAGGAACTTGAAGCCTATCACTATAGCGTAAACCATGCTTCATTGCCATCTCTGCTACAGTCTTATTATTAAGAGCATATACACTTTCGACTCCACCGACTGGCATCAAATATATTGGTCCTTTAAACCCCTCTGCACGATAAATTCCTGCAGTCATAATAGCTTCCATAGCATCAAACTCAGTGGCCACAACAAACTTTAAGTAAGTATATCCAACTTCCTCATATTCACAGACAATTTTAGGTTGAATTGCCTCTGCGCGATCTTCTCCACTGCAACTTAGTTTTGCACTAACACTAAATGTAACTTCTCTATTGGGCCGATCCTGCCAATTACGCAAATATTCTTTAAACTCTGGCGTTAACTTTTGAGTACCGTTCGTTTCAAACGTAATCTCTTTTAATCTTTCCATACTAGCATGAGTTAGAAGATCTGGGTAAGCACGTTGCCACCCTAGTAATGGCTCACCGCCTGTAATAACCAAGTGTTCTTCCCGCCACTCACTGAAAGGTAAAATTTCTATAATGCGATCTACAATAGCATCTGTTGTGAGCATTGGACTTAGATCTTTAAATTCAGGCATCCAACTTGCGTATGAGTCACAACCAGTGCTGACAAGCGGCAGTTCTTCATAGATCCGATATTTTGCTGGATCTACAAATTCTGCTTCAGTTGATAATTCACCTCTGGGCATTCCAAACCCAGCGCATTTAAAATTGCATCCAAAGGTTCTAAGGAAAACGCTGGGCACACCCATATAGCGACCTTCACCTTGAATACTATAAAACAACTCTGCTATTTTTAATTTACTCATTTGTTCTTCCACCAATCTTCCCAAGGAAACACAATCCACGAATCTTCTTCCGCTTTGTTAATATCAATACTAGAATAATCAATACGTTTGTATTTGCTGGCTTCGTTGTTAACTAACACAGCAAAACGAACAGTGTCGTTCCAAATAGTCAACCACGGTTCTCTTTTACTTGGGTGGAAATCTTCCCAGTCCGTTTTAATCCAATCAAGTGTAGCCCCAGAGTCGTTAATGTCATCTACAACAAGAATGTTCTTACCATGATAAGCATCCTCGGCCATCCATAGATTGTGCTCGGGGTCGCTTCCGTCATCACGTAGGCTTATCTTAAGGCATTCCATTCGGCAACCTAGGTATTGACTAATCAGA